TAGGTGTTATTGATTATTGGCAAAATGAAGTTGATGGTTTAAAAGGCGATCAAGACGCTTTAAATGAATATTATAGACAATTTCCACGTACGGAAAAACATGCATTTAGAGACGAAACCAAAGCCTCGTTATTTAATCTTACTAAATTATATCAACAGATAGATTATAATGAAGAGGTATTAGTTATGAGCCCTTTAATTACTAAGGGTAATTTTCAATGGGAAAACGGTATAAAAGATACACAGGTTTTATTTATGCCTAATAAAGATGGAAGATTTAATATTTCTTGGGTTCCTAATAGAGAGCAACAAAACAAAGTTATATTAAAAAATAATACAAAATATCCTGGTAATGAACATATGGGCGCATTTGGTTGTGATAGTTATGACATATCAGGAACAGTAGATAATAGAGGTTCAAAAGGTGCTTTACATGGTTTAAGTAAATTTAGCATGGAAGATTCACCTACTAATCATTTCTTTTTAGAATATATTGCTAGACCTCAAACAGCGGATATATTTTTTGAAGATGTATTAATGGCGTTAGTTTTTTACGGAATGCCTTTACTCGCAGAAAATAATAAACCAAGGTTACTTTACTATTTAAAACGTAGAGGTTACAGAGGTTATTCTATGAACAGACCTGATAAGGTTTGGAATAAATTATCTACAACAGAGAAAGAAGTTGGTGGTATACCAAACTCTAGTGAAGATATAAAACAAGCTCATGCTGCAGCGATTGAAATGTATATTGAAAATTATGTGGGATACAATAATGAAAGTTATGGTGACATGTATTTTCAAAGGACGTTAGAAGACTGGGCTAAATTTAATATAAATAACAGAACTAAATTTGATGCTGCTATTAGCTCTGGATTAGCTATAATGGCTTGTAATAAAAATAAGTATAAACCCGTTGCGGACTTTAAAAGGGAAGTTGTCCCTTTAGGTTTTAAAAGATACAAAAACGAGGGTTATAACTCAAAAATCATACAATAAATGAATGGTGTAGACACTAATTATCTAAGTGGCTTTCCTAGTCAGGTAGTACCTTTCGAAGAAAAGAACACATATGAATACGGCCTCAAAGTAGCTAGAGCAATTGAAAACGAATGGTTCAGTAATAATAGATATGGTAATGGCGGCGCTAGCGGTTATGGATTATTTAAAACTAATTATTCTGAATATCACAATAGAAGACTATACGCTAGGGGAGAACAATCAATACAAAAATATAAAGATGAATTAGCTATTAATGGTGATTTATCTTATTTAAACTTAGACTGGAAACCAGTTCCTATTTTATCTAAATTTGTAGATATAGTAGTTAACGGTTTATCTGATAGAGATTATGATATTAAAGCTTATTCTCAAGATCCTGATTCAGTTAAAAAAAGAACTGATTACGCAACAGCATTAATGCGTGATATATCTGCTAGAGATTATTTAAGAGAAGCTAAAGATAGTTTAGGTTTAGATTTATACTCTACGCAAAATAAAGATAATCTACCAGAAAACAAAGAAGAGTTATCTTTACATATGCAATTAGATTACAAGCAAAGTATAGAGATAGCAGAAGAAGAAGTAATATCAAATGTATTAGCTCAAAACAAGTTTAAAGAAACCAAAACTAGAATTATACAAGATTTGGTAATACTAGGTATTGGAGCTGTTAAAACTAATTTCAATACTTCAAACGGAGTAACAGTAGAATATGTTGACCCCGCAGAATTAGTTTACTCGTATACTAAAGATCCTAACTTTGAAGATTTATATTATGTAGGTGAGGTTAAAATGATTAGTATATCAGAGCTTAAAAAACAATTTCCTTATTTAACTGATCAAGAGTTGAAAGAAATTGAAAAGTTTCCTGGTGAACAAAACTATTTAAGAAACTGGAATGAAGCTCCTGACGTTGTTGCCGTTATGTTTTTTGAATACAAAACATATATGGATCAAGTTTTTAAAATTAAAAAGACTGATCAAGGTTTAGAAAAAGCTTTAGAAAAACCTGATACATTTAACCCTGAATCTAATGACAACTTTGAAAGAGTTTCTAGATCTATTGAGGTTTTATTTACTGGAGCAAAAGTATTAGGTATAAATAATATGATATCTTGGAAACTATCAGAGAACATGTCTAGACCTTTTGCAGATAGCACTAAGGTTAGAATGAATTACTCAATATGTGCTCCAAGAATGTATCATGGTAGAATAGAATCACTTGTAAGCAGAGTTACAGGTTTTGCAGATATGATACAGTTGACTCATTTGAAAATGCAACAAGTGATATCTCGTATGGTACCAGATGGTGTTTATGTAGATGTTGATGGATTAGCAGAGGTTGATTTAGGTAATGGAACTAACTATAACCCACAAGAAGCATTGAACATGTATTTTCAAACTGGTAGTATAGTTGGTAGATCTTTAACGCAAGATGGTGATCCAAATAGAGGTAAAGTACCTATTCAAGAATTAAGAACATCAAATGCTGGTGCTAAACTTCAAAGTTTAATTACAACGTATCAGTACTATTTACAAATGATTAGAGACGTGACAGGGTTGAATGAGGCTAGAGACGCTAGTACTCCAGATCCTGATTCATTAGTAGGGTTACAGAAACTAGCCGCTTATAACTCCAATGTAGCGACTAGACACATATTACAAGGATCGTTATATTTAGCCGTTAGAACTGCAGAAAATATTTCATTAAGAATTGCTGATTGTTTAGATCACGATTTATTAGCAGAGTCTTTAAAAAATTCTATTAGTACTTTTAATGTAGGAACTTTAAATGAAATTAGAAATTTAAATCTTTTTGATTTTGGTATTTATTTAGAATTAGAACCAGATGCAGAAGAGAAAGCACAACTAGAGCAAAGCATACAAATTGCTTTAAAAACAGGAGGTATTAATTTAGAAGATGCTATAGATATTAGAGAAGTAAATAATATCAAACTAGCTAATCAATTATTAAAACTAAAACGTAAACAAAAACAAGCTTACGAACAGCAAGTACAACAACAAAATATTCAGATGCAAGCTCAAGCAAACGCTAAAGCGGCTGAGCAAGCGGCTATGTCTGAAGTACAAAAGCAAGAAGCGTTGGCAAATACACAATTACAAATTGAACAAGGAAAATCTCAATTTGAAATTCAAAGAATGCAAACTGAAGCTCAAATTAAAAAAGAGTTAATGCAGGTTCAACATCAATTTGATATGAAGTTAGCTGAAATGGATATAGCAGCTAGAACTGAAAAAGAAAGAGAGATAGAAGACCGAAAAGACAAGAGAACAAAGATACAAGCTACACAACAAAGTGAAATGATTTCACAAAGAAAAAATGATACGATGCCAGTTGATTTTGAAAACAATGAACAATTACCTGGAGGATTTGATTTAGAAGCGTTCGTGTAGTATTTTTTATTAATTTTATATTATTTTATTATGGCAAAAACCAAAGATTCTGGATCTTTAAAGATCAAGAAAAAATCTATTAAAGAACAGGTTAAAACAAACGAACCTGCTAAAGTAGATTTAAGTAAAAAAGTAGAAGAAACAGTTACACCAACTGTTGAAGCTAAAGTAGATTTAACACAAAAACCAAAAGAAGATGCCGTTCAAACATCAAAGACAGATGATAGCAATGTTACTGTCGAAAAACCCGAAGACAAGGGAGACAGCACAACAGTGGTTGAAGATGTACGGGAAACCGAAGAAGAAGTAATTCCTTTACAAGAGATTACTGATGAACCTGTAAAACAAACTGCACCTACAAAGTCTACAGAAAAAGAAATTGTATTACCAGAAAATATAGAAAAGCTGGTTAAATTTATGGAGGAAACAAATGGATCAATGGAAGATTACGTCAGATTAAACGCTGATTACTCAACAATTGATTCAGGTGTTTTACTTAAAGAATATTACAAAAAAAGTAAACCACATCTAAATGATGAGGAAATAAAATTTATCATGGAAGAAAATTTCGACTATGATGAAGACGTTGATGAAGAGCGAGACATCAAAAGAAAAAAACTTGCTTACAAGGAAGAGGTTGCTAAAGCCAAAAACTTTTTAGAAGATGTTAAAAGTAAGTATTATGACCAAGTCAGATTAAGACCTGGTGTTACTGGAGAACAACAAAAAGCTATTGACTTTTTTAATCGCTACCAAAAAAATCAGGAAGTTGCTTTACAACAACATGAGGATTTTAAACAAAAAACGTCTAGTTTATTCACTGATGAATTCAAAGGTTTTGATTTTACAGTTGGTGAAAAGAAATATAGATATGGTGTTAAAAATCCAAACGAAGTTGCAAAGGCTCAGAGTAATTTACAAGACTTTGTTCAGAAGTTTCTGGACGATAAGGGCAACGTACAAGACGCTCAAGGTTATCATAAAGCAATCTTTACTGCTAGAAATGCGGACAAAATAGCACATCACTTTTATGAGCAAGGCAAAGCCGATGCTGTTAAAGATGTTGTGAATAAATCTAAAAATGTATCTACAGAGGCGCGTACGTCTCCAAGTGGTGATGTATTTATAGGTGGTTTAAAGGTTCGTGCTATTAGTGGTTCTGATACAAATAAATTAAAAATTAAAAAACGATAATTTAAAAACAATTAATTATGCCCTTAAATCCTTTATTTGGTACGTTAAACCCGTCGCAGATCCAACAGATCACTTCGGATAACTACCTTAGTTTTACAGATGGTGCTAATGACTTCGCTCAGCAGTACCTACCTGAAATTTATGAAGCTGAAGTTGAAAGATATGGAAACAGAACTCTTTCTGGCTTTATAAGAATGGTCGGCGCTGAAATGCCGATGACATCTGATCAAGTAGTTTGGTCAGAACAAAATAGATTACATATATCTTACGATACTGTACAACCATTAGGTGCTGCAGGAAACGTATTAGATTTATTTGTAGTCCCAACAGCAGGACTTGCAAACGTTATTACTCCAGGTATGACTGTAGTAGTTTTGCCTAAGTCTGGTGGTGATGCTATCAAAGCTTACGTTGCTGATTCTGGTATTGTTCCTGGATCTGCTCTTAACGCTAATGAGATTCAAGTATTCCCTTACCGTGAAACTTCTGCTGGTGGTGGTTTAATTCCTGCTGACGCTGTAGGATTCAAAGTATTTGTATATGGTTCTGAATATCCAAAAGGAAGTTCAGGAGTATTAGAAAACGTTGAGCCATCTTTCACACAGTTCTCAAACAAACCAGTTATTATTAGAGATAGATACGTTGTATCTGGTTCTGATACTGCACAAATCGGTTGGGTTGAAGTAGCTGCTGAAGATGGAACAAACGGATACTTATGGTATCTAAAAGCTGAATGAAGGTGAAGATGCAGAGATTAACGCTGCTTCTGCTAACTTATTCCATACTCAAGCTAACGCTGGTATTACAGACTTTAACGCTGCTAATGCTGCTTTACTAGGTACTCAAGGTTTATTTGCTGCTATCGTTGACAGAGGAAATGTATTCTCTGCTTTCGCTGGTGCATTAGCTGATTTCGATACAATTCTTGAGAATTTAGATTCACAAGGAGCTATTGAAGAAAATATGTTATTCTTAGACAGAGCTACAGAGCTTGACATAGACAACATGCTTGCTTCTCAAAACTCTTACGGTATCGGTGGTACATCTTACGGTGTATTTGAAAATTCTGAAGAAATGGCTCTTAACTTACAGTTCTCAGGATTCAGAAGAGGATCTTACGATTTCTATAAGACAAGCTGGAAATACTTAAACGATGCTTCTACAAGAGGTGGTTCTAGTAACTACACTCAAAATAGTGACATCGAAGGAGTATTAATTCCTGCTGGTACTTCTACTGTTTATGACCAAATTTTAGGTACAAACATTAGACGTCCATTCTTACACGTAAGATATAGAGCTTCTCAAACTGATGATAGAAGAATGAAGTCTTGGATCACTGGTTCTGTCGGTGGTGCTTACACTTCTGATCTAGATGCAATGGAAGTAAACTTCTTATCTGAAAGATGTTTATGTGTACAAGGTGCTAACAACTTCGTGTTGATGACATCTTAATACTTTTCATAAGGTTACGGGCGCTTCGGCGCCCTTATACCTTTAACTTATTTAATTATATTATATCATGACAAAAAAGAAAAAAAACAAAGAGGTCGTTGATAACGACTCTTGGGAAATAAAAGACAGACAATATTATTTATTAGGTGGTAGAGAACCTATAACATATACATTGTCTTCAAGACATACGCAGAGATACCCATTATTATGGTTTGATCCTGAAACTAATGAACAAAGAGCTTTAAGATATGCTACTAACCAAAACTCACCATTTGTTGATGAGCAAAAAGGGGAAGTAACTTTAAAGCACATACAATTTAAAGATGGTGTATTGGTGGTTCCTAAAGAATACCAAGCATTACAAAAATTAATGTCATTATATCACCCAGGTTTAAACAAGAAATATGCTGAAAGAAAACCAGTTCAAGCAGCTATTCATGAAGTAGATCAATTAGAATTTGAATTAGATGCTATGAATGTTGCGAGGCAAATAGATATTGATTTAGCGGAAGCTATATTAAGAGTTGAAAAAGGATCGAGTGTATCAAATTTAAGTTCGAAAGAATTAAAAAGAGATATATTAGTATTTGCTAGAAATAAACCTTCGTTGTTTATTAAATTAGCAAATGATGAAAATGTTCAATTAAGAAACATATCTATAAAAGCAGTTGAACAAGGTATAATTTCTTTGTCTAATAAAAATAAAGATTTTTTATGGACAGAAAATAAAGAGGTTATAATGAAAGTTCCTTTTGGAGAAAATCCATATAGTGCCTTTGCAAGTTTCTTACAAACTGATGAAGGTATCATGGTGCTGAAGTCTATAGAAAAGAAACTATACTAATAATAAATAGGCGGGTTAACGCTCGCCTTTATTATAACAATAACATACTATGGCTATAAACGTAAATTCTGTATATAGAACTGTATTATTAATTTTAAACAAAGAGCAACGTGGATACATGACGCCTGATGAATTTAATAAAACAGCTACACAAGTACAGTTAGATATATTTGAAAAATACTTTGATGATTTAAATCAACAGCTACGTGTCATGCAAACTGATACTGACTATGCTGACAGACAGATGAATATAGATGAAAAAATAGCTATATTTAAAACCTTTGGAGATTGTAACTACATTGATCCACAAGGTTATTTTACCCTCCCTACTGTAGATTACTACGGTAACACAGTTGAGTTTTATAGACTCGGAACAGCTGTGTATAATGAAGAAGTAGAACTACAAAGACTAGATAGAAATGATTTTTACTACGCAGAAAAATCTAAACTAACTAGAGCTTCATTACAATTTCCAACTTACTTATATGAAAACGAATTATTGTTTGTTAGACCTAAAGCTATAACTAGCAGGGTTACCGTGAACTATGTTCGTAAACCAATTCCTGTTAGATGGGGATATGAAACTGGACCACAAGGTCAGTATGTTTATAATAGTACAGCTTATGAACCTTCATTAAACCCAACTGGTTCTACTCAATTTGAACTTCATCCATCAGAACAAAGTGAAGTTGTATTAAAAATATTAATGTACGCTGGGATAATTATTAGAGATCCTCAAATCGTACAAGCGGCTGCTCAAGAAGTCGCAATGAATGAGCAAAATGAAAAAATATAATAAATGGCATTAATTTCAGAAAACAATAGACAGTATTACGCGGGAACACAAACGTTCATAGCAGATGGTGTTGACTTTAGTTTCACTACTACATTTAATACTGATTTAATTTTTACAACAGCTGACCCCACAAATGTCAACTGGCCTGCAAATAACTTTTATTTAGAAGTTAGTATAGATGGTGGTGTAACATATACTCCGCTATATAATACTTACACAGTGGTAGATAATACAATAACTGTAACAGGTGGATTAGTTGCTGGTAATTATTTAAAAGTTCAATTAACTGAAAACACAGTGTGGCAAAATTATGGTGGATATTCATATACAAAGCTTCACGATGTAATCACTAACTATATGATTGCTTATGTTGGCGCTGGAAAATTAGTACCTAGTGTTAAAAGAACCGATGTTATATTTCATGCTAAAAGAGGTTTACAAGAATTTAGCTATGATACTTTAAAAAGTATTAGATCTCAAGAATTACAAATACCACATAGTTTATCTTTAGTTATTCCTCAAGATTACGTTAATCACGTAAGAATAGCGTGGAAAGATGAGTTAGGGGTTTTACATACTATACTTCCTAATAATGGTTTAACAACTAATCCATACGAGAGTTTAGCTCAAGACCAAGATGGTTTACCAATACAAGACGCTTTAAATGAAAATCTAGAAACAACCTCATTAACTAAGCAAGCTTGGAAAGTAGCAAATGATAGATTAATATCTGGATGGAGTGGTAATTGGTGGAGTTATTATACAGATTATTTTAGCACACCTTTTCCTTTATATTGGAACCAAATAGTAGGTCAAAGATACGGTTTAAATCCTCAAACAAGCCAAACAAATGGTTGGTTTGGAATAGATGAGAGACAAGGTAAGTTTACTTTTTCAAGTAATTTGGCTGGAAAAATAATTGTATTAGAATACATATCTGACGGACTATCATACGATTTAGATACTAGAATACCAAAGATGGCGGAAGAAGCTTTGTACGCTTATATAAACTATCAAATATTAGCCACTAGAGCTCGTATGCCTGAGTATGTAGTTAGAAGATATCAAAAAGAAAAAAGTGCAAAACTAAGAAATGCTAAAATTAGATTATCTAATATTAAATTAGATCAAATAGTACAAGTTATGCGTGGTAAATCTAAATGGATTAAACATTAAAATTAAATGGCAGAAATAAAAAATACTTTTCTAAAGTCCAAAATGAACAAGGACTTAGATGAAAGATTACTACCTAACGGTGAATATCGTGACGCTCAGAATATAGCAATATCAAAGTCAGAAGATAGTAACGTTGGAGCTGCTGAAAACGTACAAGGAACTCAATTAGTATTAAACGGAGATATAGGTAAAAGAGTTGCAGATGTTTTATCTGCACCCGATGATTTAGTTATTGTAGGTCAATTTGCAGACGAAATAACCAGTAAAATATATTTATTTTTAACTGATAATTTTGTTGATAAATTAGCTTACATTGAAACTAGTCAAAATGCTATAGTAAGATATGACATAGATACTGGAGATATTTATATATATTCTGCTGGACCGTTTTTAAATTTTTCTACAGGATATCAAATAAGAAATGTTAATATTATAGAAGATTTAATGTTTTGGACTGATAACAGAAACCAACCTAGGGTTCTAAATATAAACAATCCAAATGCTACTTTAATTGAAAATTTCACTTCTATAGCTGATTTACCGTATACTACTGAAGATCAAATTACTGTTTGTAAATACAATCCTTATAAGCCAATTGAAGTTTGGAAAGATAACGGAGGTGTTATTGAAACGACTATGGTAGACGCAGTTAGCTCTACTTCTCCAATGATTGCTCAGGTACAAATGGCTAACAATATTGGTTCACCTGTGTCACCTCAAGAAATAGTAGTAGATGTAACAACTTATACTCCTGGTATGACTGACCTTCTTGCTGTTGGTAAACAAATATGGACTAGTGACGGTCAAATAAGCCAAAAAGACAATGTGTATATTGTTGCAAACACAGGGATAGGATCTTTTTCTATTGCTCAAAGAGATGGAACTAATTTTATAGCTAGGTTTTTGGCTTTTGCTTCAAACCCTGTTATGTTGTATTTTGGATATGAAAATCCTAATTGGGATAATACAGGTGGTGAATCTACTTATCCTGGTAATCAAGATTTTTTAACTGATAAATTTGTTAGATTTAGTTATAGATTTAAATTTACAGATGGAGAATTTTCTTTAATGGCTCCGTTTACACAACCTTGTTTTATTCCAAAACAGTACGGTTATTTCTTAGAAGGTATTCTTAATCCTCAGACTGGAGAAGAAGTAAGTGATGAAACTAGAACATACGAAAGTACAGTTGTTTCTTTTATGGAAAACTTAGTTAATAGAATAGGTTTACAGTTGCCAATGCCAGACGGAATAGATGGCACTCAACTAAACGCTAATCAATTGCTTGATGTTTTAAATGTACAAGAAATAGAATTATTATATAAAGAGTCTGATAGTTTAGTCGTTTCAGTTGTAGATAGAATAACAACAGAGCAACTAAATACAGCTGGTGCTGTAACTATATATGAATATGATTATTTAGCTACCGAACCATTTAAAGTACTACCTGAAGATCAAACTACTAGAGTGTATGATAAAGTACCTGTAAAAGCTTTAGGTCAAGAAATAATAAGCAACAGAATAGTATATAGTAATTTTCAAAACAAACACACTCCACCTGAGTCTTTAGATTACAATGTCGGTGTATCTTCTAAAATTCCTTATGATGAAGTTAATAGCAATTATAGTTACTCAGCTTACCCAAATCATACGGTAAAACAAAATAGATACTATCAAGTAGGAATAGTTTTATCTGATAGATATGGAAGAACCTCCACGGTATTACTTTCCAATAATCAAAACTTTGTAGCAGCAGCCCCGCCCAACCCTCAGTTTGGTGCTGATACTATATACGTACCATATCAAGATGAATATGATACTCAAAATTTTAATAACATAGTAGATTGGCCGGGTAATAGTTTAAAAATATATTTCAACAATATTATAGATTCAGCTTTTGATGATGTATTAGGTACTCCTGGTTTATATAATGGAGATCCAACTAGTAGTAGTTACAATCCGCTTGGTTGGTATACTTATAAAGTTGTTGTTAAACAAAAACAGCAAGAGTATTATAATGTTTACTTACCTGGTATATTAACAGGTTTACCAGCTAAAGCTCCTAATTATCCTGATGGAGAAATATATACATCAACTCTAACGTTGTTTAATGATAATATAAACAAAGTACCAAGAGATTTAAAAGAAGTAGGACCAGATCAAACACAGTTTAGAAGTAGCGTAGAGTTGTTTGGAAAAGTAAGTCCTGAGCTACCACTAAATACAACAGTGGTTCCTGTAAGCAACCCTCTTTATAACACTCAATATCTACCTGACTTAGTACCAGATATTACAACGCAAATTGCTAGACAAACTGACTTATTTAAAAGCGAGTATTTTGATACTACAGCCCTCTACGAGGATCTAGAAGATGTTTATGATAATCAATCTAACCCTTATTTAGCAAGAGTGTCTACTCAAAAGCTAATAGGTAGCGCAGGAATTGATCCCGTGCCAGCAGATGGTTATCCTTTTTTATTAAGTGTTTATGAAACTAAACCAACGGAATCTAGATTAGAATTGTTCTGGGAAACATCAACTACTGGTAAAATATTAGATTTAAATAATGCTATCAATACTACAATACCTTCTATTCCAGCTGAAATTGAAAACTTTACATCTCAATTTGTAGAAGACAGAAGCTACACACTTCCAGTGCAACCATATACAACTGGAGAAGGACCGATTATAACATCCGACTTTTATGTGGAAGATGCATTAGGAGCTATTATTCCTAGTTCATCTTTAACGATGACTATTTTAAATGGTGCTGGTACTGATGTAACTGCAGATGTAGGAATTACATTAGTTCAAACAGCGGCTGGAGTATTAACTCCTAATGGTGCTACGCTTGCTTATGACAGTTATACTTTACAAATAAGTAAGTTCTTTGTGTACTTAGCTAACGTAGATATTAGAACTTGGACTTTGTTTTTTGTACCTGAAAACACTGCAACTGGTGATATAGGTCCAACTTTAACCAAAAGTTTAGCTTTAGGTAATGCTGCACCAATTTTTAACCCTGTCATTACACCGGTTCTGTATCCTTATAATAGTTTTGGTCCATTACCACCAGGGCAAATAGGCCCAATA